AGTTAAACAGGAGCTGGCACAGACTTATCGCAGTCAGCTGACACATTTTGACCTAGCACAGGATTTAATATACAACAAGGTTGTGTGTGTTGGCAGCTTGGACGCATTGACTACAACCTTAAGTGAGCTTAAATCCTTACAGCCCAACTACCGATATTCTGTTAGTATCAATAATGTTAGAGACTTGGTTGATTCAATGATGACCGAGTTAGATGTGGACAAACGATTTGTGTCAGGTAACTTACAAACCTCCGCATCTGGCAATACCGAGTATCGAAAGTTAACAGCTCTAGAAATGATTGACGATTATTTTGATTTGACAGTGTTTGATAGTACAATGTACAATACTGGACTGCGACGCAGTTTGATCTCCCAAGCCACTAACAAAATTGTGGTATACACCAAACCATGAATGCAACCATAATAATACACGACGAGACCAATTGCAAAGTTGAGGGGCTGTCAGTACAGACAAGACGCACATTGGCTAATAGATACAAATTTGAAGTACCCTACGCTAGACATCTGCCCAGTGTAAAGCTCGGGCGATGGGACGGGCGTATTGCGTTCTTTCAACTCAGTGGCAGTACCTATGTTAACTTGTTGCCCGGCATTGTTGACGTACTAGTCAACGAAGGGTATGAGCTGGAACTTGACGATCGGCGCACTTACAATCGCAGTTTTGAATTTGGTCTAGTTGAGGAAGGATTCTTTGAGGGTGTTGTCTGGCCTGCCGGACACTTGCATGAAGGCAAACCGGTACTGTTGCGAGACTACCAAGTTGGTGTTATTAACAGTTTGCTGGCCAATCCACAAGCTCTAGTCAGCGCACCTACTGGATCAGGTAAGACCATTATCACAGCGGCACTGAGCAAAAACATCGAGCAGTATGGCCGCAGTATCGTAATTGTGCCCAGTAAAACACTGGTACAGCAAACTGAAGAAGATTACAGGTTATGTGGACTAGACGTTGGTGTGCTGTATGGTGATAGAAAAGAGTATGATAAAACACATACCATCTGCACCTGGCAAAGTTTGAATGCTATTTTCAAACGCACCAAAGCACACGAAGCTGTGGTGCCCATTGATGAGTTTTTGTCTGGTGTCACTGGAGTCATTGTAGACGAATGTCACGGTATCAAAGGTGATGCACTTAAAGGCTTGTTGACTGGCCCTATGGCCGGTATTCCTATACGTTGGGGACTAACTGGCACTATTCCCAAAGAGGAATTTGAGTTTTTTGCACTGAAGATCAGCATTGGTGAAGTGGTAGACTCGCTGACAGCACACGAGCTGCAAGAACAAGGTGTGCTGGCCAATTGCCATGTGCATATCAAACAGTTACAGGATTACAGGGAATTTAGGGACTACCAAAGCGAGCTCAAGTATTTGGTCACAGACCCGAGTCGATTAGAATTCTTAGCTAAGTTTATTGAATCACTGCGAGATACAGGCAACACATTGGTGTTAGTAGATCGCATTGCCTGCGGTGAAGAACTAGCCAAGTTGATTCCCAACAGCACGTTTATCAGTGGTGGGACTAAAGGCACTGAACGCCGGGCCGAATATGCTGACATTCATGTCAGCGATGACAAGATACTGATTTCCACGTTTGGACTAACCAGTACCGGTGTTAACATTCCCCGAGTGTTTAACTTGGTACTACTCGAGCCCGGCAAGAGTTTTGTCCGGGTAATTCAAAGCATTGGGCGAGGTGTGCGAAAGGCACACGATAAAGATTTTGTGAACATATATGATGTCACCAGTAGTTGTAAATTTTCCAAGCGGCATTTGGCCAAAAGAAAGACCTACTACAGTGAGTCACAGTACCCTTATTCACAGGACAAAGTAGAATGGAAATAATATGAGAATACTAACGCTTAACAACTTGCCATTTCACATGGCCAACATACCCGACGAAGTTGATGATTTGAGATTTTGTGTGCTGGACAACAGCAACCCCAAAGATCCCGATCACTACTTTATTCCATTAATCTTCATGGAGAGCTTTAACAGCCCGGCACTGGTATTGAAAATTGCGGGCAATGAAATTACAGTTCCGGTGGATTGGCAAATACTAATTGGTGAAGCAGAATTTGGCGATCTTGAGGTTATTCCTGTAACATCACTAAATGATCGAGGCTTTAGTGCTTTTGTGTTTAATGCGCTGACCAGCTTTAGGCCCGAGTTTAAATTGATTGATGTAGTAGACATTTATCAAGATATCAAATGGTATGCTCCTAAAATCAAGCCCGGGCAAATGCTAAGTGTGCCGTTGAACGACGAGCCAAACCCGCCGTGCATATATCTAGTAAAAGAACTAAGTAGACAAAGTGAAGTTGTAGATTTTGGAAAAATTTGGTAATGGCACGAGCAAAACCTAAATTAGAATTAAATCGTCTCTTGGCTGCGTTGGATGCCAAGGACAGAAACTTTTATGACACACTAACTGACGAGGAACTAAAAGGATTTAGTCCGTTTCTTGCGATTCGTTATGCCAGCTCGGTCGACCACGACATGCCTGAAGTGTGTGAATATGTGTTAGAAGCTGCGAACCGTCGTGCTAATCCACATTTTCTAGATCTTAAAGGGCATCCCAAGCTGCAATGGCTGTTATTAACTACTACTAGTATGGGTTTAGGCCCTATGCGACATTCGTGGATCAAACCACTAGGCAGTAAAAAAACTTCCAGCGATCGAGCAAGAGAATTTTTGTCTCGTGAATTTCCCGGGGCTAGCAGTGATGAATTAGACATATTGTTGGCCATTAACTCGCATGAGGAAATACTAGCATATGCTACCGACCTTGGCTACCAATCGGATCAAATCGACAAACTTGGTTAACTGTAAATTTTGCAATAAAAGTTTCACACGCGAGTCGACGTTAAGCGTTCATTTATGTGAGCCGGCTCGTCGACATCGCCAACGAAATGAAACTGGCGTACAATTTGGCTTCGGGGCTTGGGCTAAATTTTTAGAATCCAATACCAACAAGCGTGGCCTAACCTATGACGAGTTTGTAACTAGCCCATACTATACAGCATTTGTGAAATTTGGAAATTATCTAGTTCAACTGCGTTGTGTCAACGTGGAATCATTCGGTGATTACATACTGCAGTCCAAAATCAAAATTGATCATTGGACTCGGGAAGAACACTATGCGGCTTGGTTGGTTAATTACATCAAACGTGAGCCAGCCGACCGCGCAATTGAACGCAGTGTTGAAACCATGTCGCGGTGGGGCAATGACGCCGGGCGTGACTTTAACTGCTATTTTGCGTTGGGTAGTGGCAATCAAATTGTCAGCGACATTGTCAACGGGCGCATTAGCCCGTGGATTGTTTATCAAAGTCGAACAGGAAAAGAGTTTTTGTCTGTGGTAAATGAGGAACAAATGCAATTAATAATACCTTTTATTGACCCCAATTGGTGGACTAGCCGATTCAGCAACTTGCCCGAAGATGTGGAATTTGTAAAAACCATTTGTGATAACGGGAATATTTAATGGACATTGACTTAGATTTTGGAGATCGAGACGCAATACTGTCCTGCATTCAGCACGTACCAGCAGCCATGCTGCGAGATGGGAGGCTAGCTCGACATGTAAGTGGTGTATATGTAAACAACATCCCTCGCAATTCCGTTACTGAGACTGCTGCAATAGAATATCAAACAGCTGAACAATTAGGCTATATTAAATTAGATTTTTTAAATGTTAACTTGTATCGACAAATACAGGATCCTGATCATTTGACTCGGTTAATGGAAAGGTCTCCGCCTTGGCATAGACTCAATGAAACTGGATTTTTTAGTCAGCTGATTCATATTGGCAATCATTATGCTACTATGCGACGCATGCCTGAACCTGTCAACAGCATAGAACGCATGGCTATGTTTTTGGCAGTAATTAGGCCGTCAAAGCGACATTTAATAGGGCAACCATGGGCACGGGTAGCTCAAACAGTTTGGCAAGTGTCCGAGGATGGTGCGTATGGATTCAAAAAATCCCATGCTCATGGTTATGCGACTCTTGTTGCTGTTCATATGAATTTACTAGACCTTGCGGACCAGCACCACACTGCGACGTTTGCTGCGCTGTGATGACACTTCTTTAAGACTTACATACGGTCCCTGTACAATCTCAACATTTTTGCTGTTAAGAGTTTTGAGTGTGGATTTAAACACTGTCCAGTCAGCTTTTAAAAACAAGTTGATGGGTATTTGACGATTGCTGCTCCACCACCATGTTTCACCTAGCTCTAAAAACAGCAGTCTTTGTCCAGCAGCCACTGATTCAAAGTCATAAAATGAAATAACAGTATCGTCGCAATTTTGAATGATGCCTAGATAATCTCTGTTAACGTAAGTTAATAAAGTCAAAAACGGGCATTGGTCCAGGAGGGTTTTTCTTTCTTCAGGTGCCATAAATATGTAATAACAGAAATCCTATGCAAACACTTGCTTGCTATTTATATCCAATTTTACTAGAGTGCCAAGTAATCACCAATGAATCAACAACAACCAGGTATCCCATTGTGTATGCAAATAGAATAAAGCTGTATAAACACGCCAACAATCAAATAAAACTGTTGTTTAAAAACAATGATCAAAAAACCATTGACTTTGCTGGTTACACTGTGCAATTCAACATATTTAAAAATCAAACCAGTGCTGCAAAATCTACTGCAGTTACTATTCCAATTCCATCAGCAGTGGGCACGATAGTGCCCAAGGTTAGTCATGCAGTATTAACTATAAACAGCATACTTGATGATCTAGAACCAGGTCTATACAATTACAGCATTGATGCCGGTGCTCCACAGGGCGAAGGCATTGCTGTGCTTGACGATCCGTTGATGTATACTGACGACAATTACTCAGTTGTTGGTGAAGTAGAAGTAATTTTAACGCATCAACCAACACCATCAGCTGTAGTACTAGTGCCAAATGCAGGCGTTACAAATTATGCGGCCGGCAACAGTCAACAGCACACCTTTCAGTTCAACTACAGCAATTTTACCGGTACCGTAACATTTCAAGCCAGCTTGGATATCCAGCCTGGAATGGCCAACAGTTGGTTTACTTTTGCTACTGTCAACCCAGTAGCCGCAAACACTAATACCCTTTACACCTACACCGGTGCGTATGTTTGGGTTCGTGTTCAAATCACTACTGCATCGGGCACTATAAGCAATATACTCTACTTGAGTTGATTTCTCTCAACGATTGCTGTATAATTGTTTGATGCAGAGTATTGAGCAAATTGTTAGAAACTACCTACCTAGACTTAAAAGTTCGGGCGAATGGTTGAGTCATGACGCAGTTTGTTGCAGCTATCGTGGGGAAAGCCCGGATCGCCGAGGCCGAGGCGGAGTAAAGTTTAATCCCGACGGCAGTTTGGGCATTCACTGTTTTAACTGTGGGTTCAGCACCGGTTGGCGCCCGGGACAGTTGTTGGGCTTTAAACTTAAAAAATGGCTAGGCTGGCTAGGTGTTGACGCTCCTGTAATAGCAGCAGTTAATTTGTGGTGCTTGGATCAGCGCAATGATGCAGTAATCCAAGAAGAACTAACTCGACGTAGTGTTGATATAAAACGCTATCCGTTGCCGGCCAGTGCAGAACTAATTGGCGAAAACACCAATCCTCAAGTGTCGGCGTATCTTGCTGATAGAAAAATTGATACCGAAAGATACCAATTTTATTGGGCACCTGAACGTGCAGCCGATCTCAGTAATCGTGTAATTGTACCTTTTTATTACCAGCATCAGCTGGTAGGGTATACAGCAAGATCTGTTGTGCCCACACAGCGTGTCAAGTATTACATGCAGGCTGATGCTGGTAATCTAGTGTTTAATTTGGATCGTCAAAACTATGAACGTCGTGTGGTAGTGGTATGTGAGGGACCATTTGACGCCATGAGCATAGATGGTGTGGCTGTGATGCACAACGAGATAAGTAGTACACAGGCTCAGTTAATACATGACTTGCACAAACAGACTGTAGTTGTACCTGACGGTGACGCGGCTGGTTATAAGTTAATTGAGTCAGCTCTGAATTATGAATTTGCTGTGAGCTTTCCTGACTATTTGACGCATTGCAAAGACGTAAACGAAGCTGTAATACGTTACGGGCCGGTGTATGTGGTAAAAGACATACTGGCCAATACTGAAACCAATCCCACGCGAATTCGTTTGCGTGCCAAAAAATTTCAATCACAATTTAAATGACAGAATTCAATACCGAAGTCCAGAGATTATTTTTAGAGTTCATGCTGAGTAATCCTGAGAACTATGTGCGTATTCAAAACATCTATAATCCTGAAAACTTTGATCGCAGTTTGCGTAGTGCAGCCAAGTTTATTCGGGAACATTGTGACCAATACGGCGCATTGCCCGACAACAGACAGATCTTTGCTGTAACCAATGTCAAATTAGAACCTGTGGCCGACATTAGGGAAGAACACGATCAATGGTTTTTAGACGAGTTTGAGCGTTTTACTAAACAAAAAGAACTTGAACGTGCTATCCTTGCAGCAGCAGACATGATTGAAAAAGGTGAGTTTGAACCAGTAGAACGCCTTATCAAAGAAGCAGTACAGATCAGTCTCAACAAAGACATGGGCACTGACTACTTTGCTGATCCTAAACAGAGGCTAATGGCACTGAAACAAAACAATGGACAGATCAGTACAGGCTGGGCCACACTGGATCAAATACTGTATGGCGGAATGAAAAAAGGTGAGCTCAACATCTTTAGCGGTGGATCAGGCTCGGGCAAGAGTTTGATCATGTTGAACTTGGCTATTAACTGGGTACAGGCCGGGCTAAGTGGAATTTACCTAACATTGGAACTGAGCGAAAATCTCTGCTGTCAACGAGCTGACAGTATGATTACAGGTGTAGCTAACAAAAATATTTTCCGTGAACTAGATGATGTTGAACTAAAGGTCAAGTTGGCTGGTAAAAAGGCTGGAGACTTTAGGGTCAAATACTTCCCAGCACAAAGCACAGTTAATACATTTAAAAGTTATGTGCGTGAACTGGGCATACAAATTGGATTCAAACCCGACTTTGTCATTGTTGACTATTTAGATCTAATGATGCCAGCTGGTGTTAAAGTAGATCCAACTAATACTTTTATCAAAGACAAATACGTTAGTGAAGAACTGCGTAACATGGCCGAAGAACTGCGTACTGTGGTAGTAACTGGGTCGCAGTTGAATCGCGGTGCAATTGACGAAATGGAATTTAATCACAGCCATATTTCGGGCGGTATTAGTAAGATCTTTACAGCAGACAATGTGTTTGGTATCTTTACTAGCCGCAGTATGCGTGAAAAAGGGCGTTATCAAATTCAAGCAATGAAAACTCGCAGCAGCAGCGGCGTTGGACAAAAAATTGATCTTGGGTATGACATTGATACCCTACGTATTTTTAATCTCAGCGAAAGCGAACTATCCCAGCTACGAAATGAAAGTCCAGCAGATTCAGTACTTAAAAATCTCAAACCTACATCGTTCGTTAAACCCGGAGCAGCCGTTAAGCCCACCGTGACTGCAGACACTCCTAGAATCAAAGCTGAAGCTAGTTCTGCACAAGTTCATGAAATGCTAGCTAAATTAAAATCAGAGAGTCGATAAATAAAATATAATCTTTTAGGGTGATTATCTTGGTTTCTAGATCCATTTTAGACGAACTTGACGCAGTTTTAGCCGCTAGAAAGGCCACTGACCGCGAGTCAATCATTGAGTCACGAGCTAACAACATTATTGCCAGTGCTATCAACCTATTAGAGATGATTCACAAAAGTTATCCAGCAGAAGTAGCTGAAGATTTAGAAAAGCGTTTCCTAAACAGCATACGTGGGCGTAATGCTGCAAAAATGAGCAGCAGTCTTAAAAAAATAAAGAATCAAAATCATGAAAATAAATGAAATTATTAACGAGGGTATAGCGTCCTGGGTTGGTGACAAAATTGGCAGAGCAGCAGGTATAGTAGCAGGTACAGGCCGAGCTGCTGCTTCGGCATACAACCAAGGTGCTGAAGCTGCTTCTAAAACATATAATACAGTGGCAACTAATCTAGGTGGCAGCAAGAATAGGGCGGTACCAAAACCTGCCGGCACGCAAACTCGATGGAAACGATATAGCGAGGAATGGGAAACGTTTTTACAGAATTATCAAGAAGGTGGTAGGTTTACTAGTGACGCGGAATTTAAACAAGTGTTGGACAAGTTTATCTTCAATAAGTACGGGGTAGATGTTAAAAACTATCCTCGTATTCCGCTCAAGTCAAATTTTAATAAAGATGCTACAGACTATATTTTTAGTCACGTTAGTCGAGCACAAGCTGACGACTTGTTAAATCGACACGGGGACCCAGAAGCAGCACCAGCTGCCGCACCAGCAGCACCAGCTGCCGCACCAGCAGCACCAGCTGCCGCACCAGCAGCACCAGCAGCAGCAGCTCCTGCTGTGCCTAAAAACACTCCGCCTAGTAGACCTACGATTGGCAATACTCCAATCAACCCTATGCAGGTAAAGTTTATGCAAAATAAAGTAGCAGCAGATAAACAGGCGGCTACTGCACCTGCTCCTGAGAAAAAAACTTTTGCCCAAGATAAAAGAACACCTGCACAAATTGCAAAAATGCGCCGAGCAGGATTTAGTGAAGATTACACTCTATGAAACTATACGAAATCGCTAAAAAACCTCCAGCACAGTGGATGATTGTGGAAGGTGCTGGCGGCGCCGAATTTGGCCTGCCCTATGTTGAGGACCTGCTGTTCAGCAAAAAGTACATGGGTGCATTAGAAGCACTGGACTTTATTGACAGCGTTAGAAAAATGTTGGCTACTGGCAGTGGGCAAATTGAAAACGTGTCGGAAAAATGGGACGGCAGCCCTGCTATTGTTTGCGGCACTGATCCCGAAGACGGCAAGTTCTTTGTTGCTATTGCTCGCAGTATGTCAGGTCGTGTACCTAAAATTGTCAAGCGTGAAAGTGACATCGTCAACTGGTATGGCGATAGACCCGAGCTGGCTGATAAATTGCGTGTAGCACTAAAACACTTGCCCAGCATTGGTATTCGGGGCGTAATCAAAGGTGATCTCATGTTCACCGACAGCATGTTGGCCACTGAGACTATTGACGGCCGCGAATATATTACTTTTACTCCCAATACCATTACCTATGCTGTACCGGTAGGGTCAGCACTGTATAATAAAATTATTGCGGCCGAAATTGGCATGGCATTTCATACACGTTATGAGGGCGAAACTGTACCTACCATGAATCCAGTTGCAGGCAATGCTGTTGCTGGCCTAACCCACACAGCCAAAGTGTGGTTTGATGACGACAGTTACAGAGACTATACTGGTATTGCGTCATTTACTCCTGAAGAAAATCAACGCATCGAAAGCCAGTTGGAAGCTGCTGTAAAAACACTGACCAAACTTGGTCCAGTAAAAGTAGACGAAGTGCTGTCTAATACAGAATTTGCCAAATACATCAAAGACTATATCAATCGCAGCATTGACTCGGGCGAGCATATCACCAACCCCACTAGTTTCCTACAAGGCTTTGTGACTTTTTATAAAGCCAAGCAAGAAGACGATATTGCCAATATGAAGTCGGGGCCAACCAGTGCAGCAGCAACACGACGCCGTGAGCAAATGACAGCTACTGAACAGTTTGTAGCTGACAATATGAATACTTTCCTAGGCATATTAGCTGTGTACAAACGACTGGTTGAGTTGAAAATGGCCATATTGGCCAAACTCAATACCATTGACCATATTGGGCACTTTGTTAGAACTGATGACGGATACCGTGTAACAGCGCCTGAAGGCTTTGTGGTTGTTGGACATGACTTTAATCGTGTCAAACTCATTGACCGACTTGAATTTAGTAGACTAAACCGCGCACGTACAAGATGAAACTAGAATTAATTACGGAACTGATTGAAAGCAGGATGTTTCGTAATGAAACTTCAATTTCTAAACTCAAACCACAGCAGTTGTCTGAGTATTTTTACGTTGGTATGCTGTATCTAAATGCACTGCGTCATGCAAATGAGTCAGCTGCTGGTAACTATGCACAATCTACACTACGCTACAGCGAGTTTGACGGCGTTAAAAGTTCAGCAACAGATTTGTACAATTTAGCTTCAGGCGCGTTACGGGATCGTCAGTTTCCTGAACTAGCATTCAAACGTTGGTTGCGTGATATCGCCGCCGATCGTAGAGACAGTAGACAAGACTACCAACTGTTTACTGACTTTGAAAACGTACTAAAAATTGACTCAGCTGCACTGCGTGGGCTACGTCGTATCAGTTTGTATTACTCGGACTATAGCGCAGGCGCGCAGAAAAATTTTTGGTCTACTGTGACTCAGTATCTAAAATCTCACATGCAGACTGTGGATTTATTGGCGCTAAAGCCAAAAATTTGAGTTTTGGTATAAATAATATTAGTGCTCAAGCACATAATTAAAAAGGAAAAATATCATGGCAACAGTAAATCGTTTCAATGGCGCTGCAGCAGGCGGCGCATTTTATGGTTATCAACCACTAGTTATTAAAGTTGCAGCCACTGCTGGATTCTTAGCCAGCACTGGCGGAGCTGGTTCAGCAATTGTTGAGAAAGGTTACGACAAGGCTGTTCGCGTAATCCAGCAGTTTGGTTCGATTGTTTGGCTAAGCGCACAAACCGATAACGGATTAACTGTGATTGTTGATGGTGCAACATTTAACACTGAGGGCGGTAACTACACTGCTCTAAAAGCTGCCCTTGGAGCAGTAAAAGACGCTGGTACGCTTGCTGTTTCAGTTAGCAGTGTGCTAAACGGTGACGGTACATTTACCTTTACTAGCGTATAAACCGGTTATTTCGGGATGGGAAGGGGCGGACTTGTTCCGCCTTTTTCTTTGACTAAAATTTCATAATAGCAGTGTATTTTGGTTAAATAAGCTATGTTCTATTATCAAGTGTTTACGCTGTTTGACATTACACCAACTGGTGTAATACGACATCCCAAGTCAACTGATGTTGATTATGAGTTAAAGTTACTCCGGCGTAACCAACAACGTAATTGGGAAACACTACAACAGGTTTTAGCTATGCGAGCACAGATTTATGTAGAGCAAGCGCCGCAAATAGTAAAAAATTGCAAACAATTTTCTCGAAAAGTTTTTAAAAACACACAGGCTTGGGGTTTTCAATTTGGGGTAGAGCACACTGAAATATACGGCAATGATTTACAATTGTTGTTTGATGACTGCCACGGTATACCTATGATATTGAATTTGACCGAGCAAGCAACAATGATACCCCCGGCTATAGACTGCTACGGTGATTCTAGAAATATAAGTATAGAATTTATTAAATAACTGTAGATATATAATATAAACAAGTTGTATTTTCGTCAAAATACAACTGAAGTTGTAGCTAATTTGACTAAATATATCGTATTACACGATTTTTGTAATTCAGGGAAATAAAATGTCTAGCACTGATATTGAAAAGAAAAATCTTGAAGCTCACGTTGAACTGTGCGCTGAAAGGTATAAGAGCTTGGAGGACAAATTGGATAATCTAGACCAAAGAGTCTCCGCTATCGAGAAAAAGATAGATAGCAAAATGCAAGCAATAGAATCAAAAGTTGAAGACAAATTCGGTGAGATCAAAAAAGCCATTATTGACCTGCAAGAAAAA